ATCTGCATCCGCACACAGATAACGTGCATCCATATTTTCCGGATCGGCATAAACCAGCGTATTGGTAATCTGAGTCACCCACTGATATTCTCCCTTTGCAAAATCTTCTTTTGCTTTTTCGAGAACAGCATCTGTATCACCGAAATATTTTACCAGCTTTTGGGCATAATCCGATGGTGTAAGTTCAGCAAGATGGACAGGATTAGCGTCATACCAGCCCATATTTGGTCGCATTCTCACACTCCGCAGTATCTTCAAAATCCAGCAATGCATAAACTTCCTGATTTGCATCAATCGTATACTGGGTAGCCGGTTTGCTTTCCGCTGTTAATTCCGATACTGAAATTGCGGTTGAACTGCCACAGCCAGTCATGGTAAATGCCAATGCGGCGACAATCAAAGTAATTACTTTTTTCTTTTCATGATGTCATGCCCCCTTTGTTCTGTTCTTTTTCAAACCTGAATTAGCTTTTGTTTTTATTTTAACACAAGCGCACTTAAGCAACAATATCTTTATGAATTTAAAATGAGTAAATACGCGCAAATTTTAGATATTTTTCAATATATTAATTTAAGTTCAAAATAATCATCTATTATCAAGAGCTTAAAGTTAATTTTGAAAAGTTTTATTGTATTTTGAAGAAATTTGTGAATATTACAAAAGGTATTCTTCTTCGAAAATCACAGATTGTAAATATTTCAGATGAATACATTTAACTTTCACATACCAGGGATGCTTTGAACAATACACAACCTCCCCGAGGATGTCAAGTCATTGCTACAAACTTTTTTGCCACTTTTTCCTCGATTTTTCCCATAAAACCGTTGTTTTGGAACAGAGGACGTTATATTGTTGTCACAAAATCAGCAGGGAGGATGTAACGTCATTGCTACAAGTTCAGTAGTAGTGGACGTTACATTATTGCTACAAATCAAGCCAGTGATTTCCATTCCACCTCCACTCTCCCATCATCATACACATATATCCCCTGCACATATTCTTCCAGCATCTCTCGTGTCAGCTTTTCATAGCCTAAATACATCAACATCTGCTCCACCGGAACATTCTTTTTCATCAGGATTTCTTTCTCACCGTTTATCAGTTCTTCCAACTCCTGTATACGTTTCTGCAATCGTTCTCTTTCTTCTTCCAACTGCTTCTTGGCTTCCATGAACTGTTTCTGGTTCATCTGTCCCTCATGATACTTCTCATAGTTCTGACGGTTCTGAAGCTTTATCTGCTCCTGACGTTTTTCACAGTCCGTACTTTCCAGCTCATAGGCTTCTATGCTGTCCGTATGCTGTTTTCTCATAGATTGCTGCATCTGTTCCTGGCTGATATTCTGACGTAAATATGCCTTAATTTCTGCCAGCACGATATGCTCTAGCATTTTGTTATCAGCTTTTCCGGCAAAGCATCCTGTATCTTCTTTTCCTTTACTGTAAGCACAGCTATAAAGGATATGACCATGAACCGGACTGCTTGAAGTCAGGCTTCTGCGACAATTTCCGCATTTCACATAGCCACCTAACAATGTTGTTTCCCTGTCGAATTTGCTTTTCTTGGTGTATCTGATCTGCAAGGACTGTGCTTTTTCAAAAATTTCTTTTGATACGATCGGCTCGTGATGATTTTCCATCACTTTCCACTGATTTCTCGGTACCGGTACTTCTTTCCCTGTTCCGGGATCTGGAATTTTTGTCTTTCCATAGACCATACAGCCTATATAAGTTTTATCATCCACAATCTTCCGTATCATATCACTCGTCCACTGCAGTCCTCTTGATGCAGCTTTCTTGCTGTCTGATTTCTGTCGTCTGCTCATGGACTGCAAGGGAGTCAGTACCCCCTCTTCATTAAATAACCGACAAATCTCCATCTTGGAATACCGCTGATTTGTCAGTTCAAATACTCTGCGAATCACTTCTGCTTCGTCCTCTACAATCACCAGTTCTTTCTTATTTTCAGGATTGATTCGATACCCATAAGGTGCAGATCCACAGCAATACTCACCTTTTCCTCGTCTGGTACTGACTGCCGATTTTACCTTTACAGACTGGTCTTTCACATAAAAATCTGCGATCAGTCCTTTAAACTGTACTTCGATGTCGGAACTCTTTCCTATATAATCTTTAGAATCATATCGGTCTGAGATAGAAATAAATCGTACTCCCAGGAATGGAAAAATCTGTTCCAGATAAGTTCCCATCTCAATATAGTTTCTGGCAAAACGTGAAAAATCTTTTACTACAATACACTGCACTTTATTCTCCCTGGCAAGTTCCAGAACCTGCTTAATTGCCGGACGTTCCATACTGGAACCAGAATATCCATCGTCGTAGAACTCCTGAAAGGGCATAGCCACCAGTTCAGGAATATTGGAAATATAATCTTTTACCAGTTTTCTCTGATTAATAATGCTGTTACTTTCTCCCTCTGAGTCATCTTCCATGGAAAGGCGGTAATATCCAATAATCAGTTTCTGATCACTCATGTTCTACCGCCCCCTTAAACCCGAAGTTGATTTCCAGTTTGCCATCACCATATAGATACATACTTTCAATCAAGCCTTCTGCAAATTCCGCATTGATTCTGGTTGTCCCATCCAGCTCCAGCAGGCTTCGTAAAAATCTGGCTTCTTCTTTCTGCTGTTTTTCCAGCTTTCGTATGGTCTGCTCTAAAGACTTCTTTCTCTCTTCGCAGAACTCTTTCCAGCTATTACGGTCATCTTTCATTTCTATATAGGCTTCTTTGGAAAGTTCCCCCTCTTTATATTGCATAAATGCCTGTGCCAGTTTTTCTGAACGTTTTTCCATATCTACATCCAGTTTTCTGATTTCTGTTTGAACTTCTTTGATTTTGGAAAGAAATACCACACTGCTTATAGCAGACATATCCTTTTTCCGTAAGCCAGATAACTGAAACTGTCTGGTCAGCTCCGAGCGGACAATTTTCTGCAATTTTTCTTCAGAGATAGATTTATGACTACATTTCCTTTCATCCCGATACTGAGCAGCGTTGCAAAAATAATACACATTGCCTCTGTATCTGCGTGTACACATTTTCCGCTTGCAGTCTCCACAATAGAATACATTATAAAATGCTCTTTCATCCTCTTCCCATCCTGCCGTAGTTTTTGTTGTTTTCTGTTGTGCTGCTTTTAACCTGACTTGTGCTTTGTCAAACAGTTCTCGGCTGATAATCGGCTCATGGGCATTTGGCGTAATAATCCACTGGCTTTCATCCAGTATATCACACCATTTTTCACCTCTTTGAAATCTGGATTCATATTTTCTCTGAACCAGATCACCATAATAATTATTTCGGTTCAACACCGCACGTATCGAAGAATTTCCCCACTGATGAAGCTTTTCTCCGTCCTTACAGTACACATGATGATATTGGTTATAGTCTGAAATACGATGTACTCCATCCTCAAACAGCCTGTCAATAATACTCTGTATACCATCTCCAGAAGCATATTCTTCAAAAATCCTACGGACAATCTTTGCAGATTCCGGTTCCACAATCAACTTATAAATCCCATTTACCTTTTCCACACGATATCCGTATGGAGCTGTAGATCCCACATATTCACCATTTTTCTGTGCAATACGTTTCGCAGCCCGTTCTTTTGCAGAAATGTCTTTCGCATAAGCATCATTCACAAGATTTTTGATATTCATGGATAATTCCTGATTCTTAGCACCAGGTGCAAATGAATCATAGTTGTCACATACAGAAATAAACCGTACTTTCATAAAAGGAAGAATCTTTTCCAGATAGTTACCAGTTTCGATGTAATTTCTTCCAAATCGTGAGAAATCCTTTACCAGAATACAGTTTATTTTACCTGCCCTGACATCATTCATCATCCGTTCAAATCCCGGTCTGTCAAAATTTGTTCCAGTTTTTCCCAGATCAGAATAAATGTCATATACAGCAATCTCATACTCTCTGTCTGGATTTTCATTGTGCTTCTGAATGAATTCTTTTATCAGCGTAACCTGTGTTTCAATAGATTCTGACTTTTTTTCATCACTGT